GCACCGCAAGACCGGGATTGGGATAAGTCCCCGAGAGCGCCCCGCCAGCAGGCCCGCTCGGTGGCAAGGTCGTCGGCGGCGGAGGAATCGCCGCAATCGCCGTCTTGACCCACGCCGTCGTCGGGATCGAGGTGTCGTTGTCGGTCGGTGGCGGCGTCGGCGCGCGCGGATCACCCGTGAAAACCGGCGACGCCAACGGTGCAAAGAACTGCAGCTGCCCGCCGATCTCCAGATTGACGAACTTGCACGTCGCAATCTGATCGGTGTCGATGTTCTGCACCGCCGTCGGTGCCGTCGGCACGCCGGTCAAGGCAACACCCGCCTTGATCGTCGGGTTGGGATAGGTACCCGCGAGATCACCACCCGCAGGCCCGCTGATACCGGTCGCAATGCGATCATTCACCCACGCCGCCGACACGAGATGCTGATCGTCAAGCGCCGGATCGGGCGGGTCCTTAAGCTGCGGCTGCTCAAGCACGACGCCGGGAATGATCTGCGGATTGGGATTCATTCCCGTCAGATCGCCCCCGGCAGGGCCCGCCAGCGTCGCCAGATTGATGTACTTGACCGGCTGGGTCTGCACCCACTGTATCGAGTTGCCGTCGTCGTACCAGATGCACTCCATGCCGGTGATCGGCGACCACCACAAGTCACCGACCAGCGGATTGGCCGGCGGCACCGGCGAGACGGTAATCTCGGGAACCCGCATAACGTCGCGCGGCGTCGTCGTCGGTGGCTGCGGCACGATGCCCGGAACACTGCGCGCTGTGACCAGCGCACCACCCGTCGGCTGGGTTTCGACCCATGTGCCAACGCCCGACGGGCCGATGTACCAGACGTAGGTTCGACCGGTCAGGACGTTGAACCACAAATCGCCGTCGTCCGGCACGGTCGGCGGCGTTGGCGCGTTTGTTACAGTTGGCGGCGCGGACATCACACCTCCATGAGCAACCAGTGACGGGCCCCGACTAACCGCATCGCCAGCGTCTATCTCACCAGCTTAGCGGGCTACTGGCCGGGGCCCGACCCGGTTTACGGAGGAGTCGGCTCGCTGACGACAGCCTGTGCCAACGCGATGCTGTCGATCACCTTGTAGCCATAGACCTGCAGGCCGCGCAGCAGCGTACCGAAGGTGAACTCGGAACGCAGCGTCTCGACCTTGCTGATCTGCGACGCGAAGGTAAGACCGTGTGCGTGACCGGCATAGATCACCCATTCGCCTGTCGCCAGCGCGGGCGGGCCGGTGACCGGGCCATGGGGCAGCAGGTTGGAGACGTACAGCGTGAAGCGATCGACGACGCCCAACCGCCCGTTGCGCAGGATCGAGGTCGCGTCGCCCGACAGATACGCCTGCCTGAGCTCCGACTCCTTGATCAGTGCGGCAGCCCATGCCGGCATCACGACCCAGCGGCCGACCTCAGGAATGTTCTGCTCGTCGAGCACTAGACCCAGCCGCAGGATGCACTGCAGGATCGTCACCTGCCCGGCAACTGGCGGACTGGCAATGTTGGCGACGACCGGCAGCGGCGTGCCGGTGATACCGAGGTTGATATTGCCGCTGATCTTGCCCGCGGTTGCGCCCATGTTGGCCGCATTGGATTGGCCGAGGATACCCAGCAGCACCGCCGTATCGACGGTGATCTTCATCTGCTGCGCAGCGTCATCGGACCAGATGCCCAACAAATTGATGTCGGACTGAATCTCCATGACGTCGTCGAGAATTTCGTTGAAGTAGAGGCCCTGATCGATCTTGAGATCGACGATGTTGGACGCGGGCCGGTCGACCGAGAGGTTACCACCCGCGAGATAGGGCCGGATGGTGATGGTGGGCTTGGTGCGGATGTGCACCGTGTCGCCCTGATTTTTGATCTCACCTTCGTAGTCGGTGTTGCTGATCGCGGCGAGCACTGTCGAGGCGTAGAACTTCTCGATCAGTTTGCCTGACCAGATTTCGGGAATAAACGTACCGGAGTACGGCGGTGCAGGTTGCGTCGATCCTGTAGGGAAGATCGGCGGGGTGGTACCGGCGCCAGCAAGTGGGAAACCAGCCATCGACAAGCTCCAAGGGTTGGCGGGCCAACCCTTGAGCGACTACCAGTGGCCGTTGCGCTCCGTGGGCCGGACCGTGCGTTGATCAGATATGATCCGCCCTTCGTGCTGCGCGGCGATGATGTCGGCGTCGATGGCTGCTCGATCTGCCTCGCGCGTCCGCCATTTCCCCGCAGCGCACTCGGTATAGAACCGAGAAATATCTTGGGCGGTGTAGACAGGCTTACTGGCAGGCTGTTGCGTGCCGGAGTGAGCTCTGCCGGGAGCGGCTAACTGATCGAGTGACAGACGCGTCGCCAACGGCACCATCCCCGGTGCGCCGGGCTGCTGCGCGGGCACCATCGTCGGTGGCGAAGGCTGCGCGTGTGTACCCTGTCGCGGGTCGACGGCAGCGGCTTCTTGGAGGAAGGCCCGGAAGAATGCGGCTACTCGAAGAGCGTCGCCATTGTTCCATGCTTCCTGCATCAGCTGCTGCCGTATAACACCGCTGTAAACTTCGGGCAAGGAAACCCAACTGATGAACCGTGGGTCGCGGTTGATGTCCTGCCAGTCCGGCACCGTCCCGCCAATCGTCGCGTGCATGCGCGTGAGGAACGCGTTCGACGTCTCCTGCTGAACCGTGCCCAGCTGGCTGCGCAGGTTCTGGATTTCCGCCTGCAGAGGAGCCGATACTTCAGACGCGGCACGACGCACGACGTCGATGAACTCCGGGCCGTAATCAGCAACTTCCTGTTCCGTGAGAAGCGGTGCAGAAGAGGTCGCGCCGGGCGACGGCGCGGTGGGCTGCCGCAGAATGGCGTTCTCGTTCTGCAGCCGCTGAAGCTGCTCACTCATCAAACCAACTTGCTCGCTCAGCCGTCGCTCTCGGCCCTGCATGGACTTGAAGCGTTTTTCCCAACTTTCATCGTTCGGGTCTAACTGAGGTTCAGGCTGCGGCTGGGGCGGAGTCTCCGCCGAAGGCTCCGATGAAACCTCCGGCGGAGGCGAGGGAGGCGGCGTCTGCTCGGACGCGGGCGTCTCCGGCAGGACCGATGGCTCGGCCTCGCCGTTCATCGCCCGTTGGATCGCCTCCGACCGTGCCCCTGCATCGCGCACGGCTTGGGGAACTTTGATGTTGGGATCAACGCCACCCAACGGTGGCTTCGCTCGCAGGACTTCGGCAGTGACAGGTTGTGCCATGGCAGCCTCTACGCCCTATTTTGGTAGGCTTTACGTTTCTCCAAACATAGCTCCACACGCTCACGAATTTTAGCCACCATCGATGCTTGGCCTTGGGCATTCAAAATCACACTAGCGTCGGCGGCGAACAAGTCCAATTTCATCTTTTCTTCCAATTGCTTGAACGCTTCCACGAGGCGTTCGAACTGTTCCGGCAGTCCCAGTTTGAGGTTCGACGCCGCCATCGTGAGCTCGTACCATGGATCGTTCGGCACTTTACGGCTTGCTCAAAAAACCCGGCATCCCCAAGGCGTTAACGCCAGTTGGCGTAGCTTTGGAGTAGTTGCCCAAGGCCGACTGCAAAGGATCGCCGCCCACCAGATCGTGCACGGCGGCGCGATTCGGCAAGAGCGCTTGACCACCGCCCTTGCCACGCTGTGCCGTCATCGACGGAACCGACGTCGACAGCTGTCCCAGTTTGCGACCGTTGACGTGGTGAACACCGGGCAGCTTCACTGCTGGCTCGTTTGACCGGGCACCGCCGGACGCGAGCCGGTGTTGCCGTGCATGCTTGTCTTGCCACCGTGCGCAAAGCCGTCCTGTCGAGCGCCTGACTGAGAACTGCAGCCGGGCTCCTGCGGACCCGCACCGAACTTGTTCGTGGTCGAGGACGAGTAGAAGCCAACCTCGCCGCCGGCCTGCGGTGCAATACCGCGCTTGGCACCCGTGCCCTCCTGTGCCGACTGGCCGGGCTCCTGCGTACCGGTGCCGGACCAGCTGTGCATCTTGTTGTTGCCGCCCTTCTGGAACGCCCCACCGGGCGGGTTGGTCGTGACCTTCATATCCTTCATCACATCCTCCTTCCTCGTACGAGGAACTACGGGCCGGCGACACGCCGCCCAACAAGATTGGTTTGAGGCCCCGCGCCCTGCGACGACGTCTGTGGACCGGGAGCCTGTACGCCAGCGGGCGGCGGACCCGCCGCCTTCTGCCCGCCCTTCGATCCTCCCGACGCTCCGCCCGGAGGCTGCGGCGGCTGTTGCATAGCACCCGGCAGGCCAGCCGCCATTGCCTGTGCCTCCGCCTGTTTCTGCTGAGCCGCCATCTGGTCTTCACTCGGCACGATGTTCTCGCCGTCGAGGCCGATGCCGGTCGACACCGCGCGCAACACGTTGGCGCGGCCCTTCGGCCCAATGATCTGCATGTCGATCGGGTTGGCTGTCAACTGCAGGAACTCAAGCTGACGCTGGCGCATCGTCTCACGCTGCACAGCCACGGCGACGCCCTTGGGCTGGACTTCCTCCTCGCCGGTCAGCAGGCCCGACGTGTCGGTCATCAGGATCAGGTCAAGCAGGTCGCGAATCGACGGATCGATCACGTCTCCATCGATGTTGGCGCAGACCGTCTGGAGAATTTTCGACGCATTGCCCATGAGCATCGCCAGACCAGAAGCCGTACGGCCCGCACCGCCACCCGGCGAGTTGCCGGATAGGTAACGAGGAATAGCGCTGACATCATCAGCGAGGCCATAGAAGGCGTTGAAGACTTGGAAGAGTTCTTGGGCGTTGGACTGAGGTTGGAAGAACGAGACAGCGGGCTCAGTTGAACCAGCAACGGCTGGATTAGTCGTGCGCCATCGCTTCCACGGGAAAAGTTCATCGCCGCTCTCCTGCCCCGACAACCGGTCTTCGTTGATCACCACCTGCGGACCCGAGCTGATCGACATATTGTTGACCACTGCGCGCAGG